CTGTAATGCGTATGATTAACGAGATTGGAAATCATGTTCGAGCCGGAAAGAACCGCAGGACTGCTTTGATGTCTATTCTTAACGTAACACACCCTGATTTTTTAGAGTTTTTGCACGTTAAGTTAGACCGCAAGGAGCTCACCAACTTCAATATTTCTGTAGCTGTTACTAAGCCGTTTATTGAAGCAGTCGAAAATAATGACGAGTGGTATTTTACGTTTGGCGGGCGACATGAAAAGTACTACGTATACTCTATAGACCGAAAGTCTGAATCAGGAGATGATGTCATAGAAGTGGTTGCTAAAAGTGAAGAGGATGCTTTAGGAAGAGCCTCCCTACACCACCTCAAGCATTTTTCGGATACGTTCGAGAATGCAACCAAGAAAGTTACCTTAGCCAGAGAGCTGTGGGAGCGGATTGTTGATAACGCCATAGAATCAGGCGAACCAGGAATTTTTAATATCGATTTTGCAAATGAATACACTAACGTCTCTTATTTTGAACACATGCCAGCTACCAATCCGTGCGGTGAGGAAGTTCTCCCAGCTTACGGCAATTGTTGTCTTGGGCATGTCAATCTGTCTAACATGGTTAGTATGGATGGCGACATTGATTGGCGCCGTCTTGCTCGAACAATTAGAACGGGCGTGCGATTCCTTGATAACATCCTTACGTCCAACCACTTCCCAATCCCCGAGTGCCAAGAAGGAGGACACCGTTCCCGAAGAATCGGTCTCGGAGTTACCGGCTTACACTACTTCCTTATCAAAGCCGGGTATCGATACGGCTCTGAGAAGTGTCTTGAATTCTTGGAAAGACTCTTCGCGACGATAAGAAATGAAGCATATAAAGCTTCTATGTATCTGGCTAAAGAGCGAGGCTCATTCCCTGCGTACGATTGGGCACATCTTGGAAAAGAGCAGTTTATGAAAACACTGCCATCCCGTATCCGTTCCGATATTAAAAAGAACGGTTTGAGAAATGCTATCTTACTAACTGTCGCGCCTACTGGAACTATCAGTATGGTTTTAGGTGTCTCTACAGGATTAGAGCCTATTTTTGCGCCTGTATACAAGCGCAGGTGGAGAACTGGTACCGATGAGGTGTGGAACGAGACAGTTGTGATTGATAAACTGTTCAAAGAGCTGTACCTTCGAGGGAGGGACGTGTCTCACGCATGTGGAGCATATGATGTAACACCAGAAGAGCATATTAAAGTTCAAGCTGTTGTGCAAAGCTTTATTGATTCAGCTGTATCTAAAACTTGCAATCTTCCAGCCACCTTTGAATCGAAATCGTTGTATGATGAGTTATTGACTTACGCAAACGATATGAAGGGTTTTACGTTTTACAGAGCAGGGTCTCGAGGGAATGAACCTTTAGAGGTTATAGACCATAGTACTATTGATTTGGACAAACTAATCAGTAGTGGAAAGGTTGAGGAACTTGCACAATCTATTGAAGTTTGTAAGAGCGGGGTGTGTGAGTTATAATGCCTTTATATAATTACGAATGTACGAAGTGTGACTCCTGGTTTTCTTTACTGTCCTCATACGAAGAGCGCAAGAAATGGTCGAAATGTAAAGTGTGTGGCGCTAGGGCAAACTACACTATTTTAGGTCAGCAGATTCTTGGGCTTGTTAAGGACCCTGCTGTGCCAAAGACGCTTAGTAAAAGCGATGCAGAAAAGATGGCTAAAGAAGGTCAAGAGTCCTTAGTAACTGATACTCAGGAAGCGTTGAAGGCTGAGAGTGGGACGAGTCCTTACGCTAAAATGACGCTATCTCAGGAAGGCGTTAAACAGCTACAAAAAGAAGGTGTTGCACGCAAGATGACCGACGCTGAAAAGAGAAGTGCAGACGAAGGTAGAGCCGCAGTAGTAAGAAGCGCGGCTGAAAATATGTCCGATGCCCAAAAGAAGGCTATTACAAAAAGAGCAGGAACGAAACAGGATAGTTTATAATGATTAATTTAAAACTTTTAAACAAATCAAAAAATCCTACACCAGAGTATAAATCTGAAGGAGCAGCTGGATTTGATATAGCCTCGAACGTAGAGGTTTTTGTTCCTCCTGGAGGGGCATTGTTAGTGTCTACAGGTCTTTACGCGATAATCCCGGAAGGTCACGAAGGGCAGCTACGATTACGAAGTTCAATGTGGAAAAAAACTGGCGTAATGCCAAATGCTCCTGGAACGATTGATAGTGATTATAGAGGGGAGATTAAAATTCCTATTCGTAACGCTCATGCACATTCTTCCATGCATATAGGAGAAGGGGAGCGTATTGCTCAGATGGTAATTCAAGAAATTCCTTCGGTTAATATTGTGGAAGTTAGTGAGGAAGAGTTCTCAACAGAATCTACAGAGAGAGGTTCAAAAGGTTTCGGAAGTACTGGTCACAATTAATCGCAAGACACTATTATAGGTTATGGCGTACGAATTTTCAGAGAACATTCAAAGGGGTATTTTATACCTATCTAAGTCTTCTCAACAGTTTTTAGTTCAGGTTTTGCCGATGGTAAAGTCTGACTACTTCGAGTTCCCTTCTCACCAGAAGATGTACTCAGTAATAAAAACTCATTACGAGAAGTATAACAATTTACCGGGCGACGATGTTCTGATTGAGCAGGTTAAGGAGACGAAATCTTCTAATGAGTTGTTGTCCGATTATAAGGAGGAGTTGTCTTCCATCAACTCATTGGATACTAGCGCCTTATCAAGTGAAGATTATTACCTTGATTTGGTTGAAGAGTTTGCCAAAGAGCAGTCTTTAAAAGAAGCTATATTAAATTCGGTTGAGCACTTAAAGCAGAAAAACTTTGGTGCTATTTCTGAAGAGGTTAGACAAGCTCTTCTTGTTGGACGTCAGCAAGATTTGGGGGTTGATTACTTCGATGATATTCAGTCTCGTTGGGACCGACTTATTAGCGAAAAAACTTCCAATGATTTTCGTACGCCATTTGCCTCATTAAACGAGGCACTGGACGGCGGTTTGGCTCGCAAAGAATTAGCGATGGTTGTTGCTCCTCCTGGAGTTGGCAAATCGTTATTTTTAGCGAACCAAGCCGTCCGTTCAGTTTTAGACGGGAAGAATGTATTGTATGTTTCTTTGGAGATGTCTGAGGATAAAGTAGCCCAACGACTGGACAGTATCTTTACTAGGATTAAGCAGGTTGAGCTTCAACATCGTGTTGATACTTTAGAGGAACGGTTAGGTGAAATCTCTGGTAGTGTATCTAAGCTTGGAGGACTTCATATTAAAGAGTTTCCCACCAAACGACAGACAGTAAATGGGATGCGAGCTTACTTGAACCAGTTACGTAACTATAAGAATTTCGAACCTGATGTTCTTATTATAGATTACTTAGAGCTTTTGGGCACCGACGAAAGTATGCCAGAATATCAAGCTCAAGAAAGATTAGCTCAGGAACTTCGTGGGCTATCCTCCGAGTACAATTTGTTAGTGTGGACTGCCACGCAAACCAATCGTGAAGGGAAAAAGGTTGATATTATTACTGATTCTGAGTTAGCAGACTCTTATGGTAAAATGAGAGTTTGTGATTTAGTCTTCAGTGTAAATCAAACCGAAAATGAGTTTGACCAAGGTAAGGCTAGATTGTATCTTATGAAGTCTAGGAATGGTAGAGCCCGTTTCATCATTCCAACAAAAATTGATTACTCTAGATTAGTAATTTCACAGGAATAATATTATGACAACAAAAAAGAAACTAGCAAAGGAAAAGCCGGTACATCCAATGGAGGTGCATATCGGATTTAAAACATTTAAAATTGAACAGAAGAGTCTTGAGAAAGACAGCCTTTATGGATGTGTAGAATTTCCAAAAGCGTTAATTACAGTAGACCCTAACCAAAGTATTGAAGATTACAGGGGAACTCTCCTTCATGAAATTTGTCATGTTGGGTATGATTTGTTTGGGTTGGGTGATGACGATGAAATGCCTCAGATTGGCAACGAATACCTTACTACTGTAACTTCCAACATGATGCAAATGCTTCATGGTTTAAACAAAGAACTGTTCACCTTCCTATTCCCAGCAGAAGATGAGTGAAATTTCTAGCATTTACGACACAATCGAAGACAAATACATTGATATTACAAAGTCGTATTTAGAAATTTCAGACGATAATATGGATAGTGCTTTGGAGCGACACACAGGTGTATTCGCCTTTTTCGGGGCGGTACTCGCACACGCAAAAAGACAGCTAGACAGAAGGGAGATTGAACTAGAGTTTTTTATGTCGCAATCTATGGAGAGTCGGAGACAAGAGCTTCAAACGAAGGGTACAAAGGTTACAGAGTCCGCCCTCAACAATTACATTAAAAGTGTTCCAAAGATTAAAGAAAAAAAGGACGATGTGTCTGTTGCACAACATAAATACAACCTAGCGAAGAATATTGTTTCTTCGTTAGACCACCAGAAGGACATGCTGGTGCAGATGTCAGCCAATAAGCGGGCAGAAGCAAGAATGGTGTCCGATTTAGGATAAAACATTATGAAGAATCTAATTTTAATTTTGAGTGCTGCCTTCCTTGGCAGTTGTACCGCAGTTGAGTCCGCAGTTGAGTCTGCCGATGACGCTGTAAGGTCTGTCCCTCTAGTTGGTGATGTGTATGGTCTTGGCTCAGATGTCGTTGGCGGTGTTTATAACGTCGGCAAAGACGCTGTGGAAGGTGCTGTGGACATGGTAACTCCTGATGAAGAAGTTGCTGCTGAAGACGAAGAGTAACAGGTTTCATTTTAATTAATAGGTTCGAGCAAAAAATACTCGAACCTATTTTTTTTTGCCTATAATAGAAAGATGGAAATTACATTTAAAAATCACGCGTGGTTCTCAATTAAGCATAATGGCTCGATTTCTTATACTGACCCATGGTTTTTTGGTAGGGTGTTTAATGATTCTTGGGAGCTTATTACAGAACACACTCCATGTGATGAGGAGTTAAAAAAACTCAAATACATTTTTATTACCCACGAACATCCTGACCATTTTCACGTCCCCACTTTAAAGTATATTCGAAAGAAGACCGAAGGGCAAAAGATTAGTATCGTTGTAGTAAAGCAGAAAAAGGATAACTTAAAAGAGGCTATAAGTCGTCTTGGATACGACCTTGTAGAAGTGGACATGGCTTTAGAGACTGTTTTAGAAACTGATTTTAGTTGCACCTTTTTAAATGCTGGTCCTGGAAGCCACGATAATACAATTACTTATCGAGGTGGAGGTAAAACTATTGTAAACCAAAATGATTGCGATTTAACTGAGGGTAATGCGCAGCAGATTAAAGATACTTTCGGTAGCATCGATGTGTGGTTACGGCAGTTCTCTCTGGCAGGGTATTACGGAAACGAAGATGATACTAATGCGTTGGAACACGCACATTCAGAAAAAATACAATACTTTAAGAAATGTTACAACATTTTTAAACCTAAAATGGCAGTTCCATTTGCAAGTTTTGTTAGGTTTTGTCGAAATGAAAATAAGTACATAAATGATTATATTGTACACCTGGATGAAATCGCAGAAGAAATTGGGTGGGAAAAACTACAGGTTTTACAACCTAACGATAAGCTATTTTGGAAGGGTAATTTTCATATTTCGAGAAGTAAACACAACGCTGAAAAGTGGAAGAGTTTATTTAAAGAAGATTTTGAACTGTTTGTTCCAGAAGAGGGTTCAGAAGATGAACTTTTAGAGGTGATGCGTAGTAACATCCCAGAAACAGGACCGGACGGGAAAGGTCACGCATTTATTATAGGGCTTAAAGATACGAATACAGTTTTAGTGTGGGATATCGAACAAAGGACAGTCACTCCTTTTCAAAAAAATCCTAAAGAGCCTCCTCATTTTGATATGCCTATTCATGATTTAATGTATATTTTTAAGTTTCCTTGGGGAGCAGACACCGCCAATATTGCGGCATGTACTACAGTATACCACAAAAACCCTTGGAACGCTTTTATTTCTAATTTGCACGCTTTGTATTTGCCAGACGGAGACGCTTGGACTTCTGTTTTTAATAAACCGAATTCAGAAAAACCCTCCTGGATGCCTTAAAAAAGTTGGAACTATTTAAAGAATCGAGCTATTATACAACAAGGGAATTCTCCCTCAAAGAAAAATAGAAAAATAGAATATTATGGTTGATATCAACGCGTTACGACAAAAGTACGAGGAAATTAACAAGAAGCCTGGAGGTTCCGGTGATTTCTTGGATAAGTTCCTTATGATGGATGAGGGCTCTACAAATGTCCGTATTCTTCCATGGAAAAATGATGAGGATGGTTTTTATGCTGAGAGCGGTATTCACCGCATCAACGACACTAACTACCATTGCCCTCGTGTAAAAGGTGACCCATGTCCTTTATGTGATTTAAATCACAGGCTGTGGCAAACCAAAAATGATGCAAATATTGAGATTGCTAGAGAGATTAAGGCTCGCAAACGTTATTACATGAACGTTGTAGACCGAAGAGATGGAAAGGTTAAAATCCTATCAATGGGTATTAAACTATTCTCAAAGATTCTTGACGCATTTCTTGATGAGGATTTTGGAGACCTTACTAACCTTAAGGAAGGCTGGGATTTCAAAATTGTAAAGGAAAAAAGCGGACCTTGGCCTTCTTTCGATAAGTCGGCTCCACGTCCAAAATCTACCCCGGCAGGTACTGATGCAGAGAGTGCTACTTGGATGGATGAGATTCATGATATTCACGGTCTTGTTAAAATCGCGGATTATGAAACTTTGAAAAACCTAGCTATGCAAATCACTGGCACACCTGATTCGGGTTCTTCCGAGCCTAAGACTGAGGATTCAGGAGGAGATGAGGATTATCTTTCACATCTGAAAAATATTCAGAGTAATTGAGATTAATTTAAAATCCGTTCTTTTATAGGGGAAGAGGTAAACTCTTCCCCTTTTTTTATGAGTAAGAAGAAAAAACTGAAGATTTTAGCCGTCCCTGCTAATACAGGTGGCTGCGCATATTATAGGATTATTATGCCTATGGAGAAGCTCGCAGAGATGTTCCCTGACGACATTGAATTGCGCATGAATGAGAACCCGTTAGGCGTTCAAAAAATACAAGACGAGAAGGGGGAACGATTAGAGCCTCCACCGGAAGACTTCGACCCTGTGGATTTGGACTGGTGTGATATTATGTTCACTCAAAACATTTCAAATTACGGAGCTCCTTACACAATGAATTTGATTAAGTCGGCTAAAGAGCGAGGAAAGTTTGTGCATTACGATACGGAC